ATTACTAAGTTCACGTCGAAAGACGTAGATAAGATTTTTGATGCTGTAAATAAATACAGCGTCGGTCTGGATGATGTATTCCATCGTCTACATTCATATGGAATGACACAACCAGGCGGACAATACCCACCATACAACATTGTCAAGGAAAGCAATGTCAAGTGGCGTATTGAACTAGCACTTGCTGGTTGGTCGAAGGACGAAATCGAAGTCTCATTGGAGACAAACGTCCTCCTAATCCAGTCCAAGGCAGCGAAGGAGAACATCGAACAAGAGTATCTGCATCGTGGGGTTGCTACTCGTACCTTCGCTAGAGGATTCAACCTATCCGATGACGTTAGGGTAGGTGAAGTTACGTTCAAGGATGGGATGCTTACTGTTCCCCTTGAGCGTGTGATCCCTGACCATCAAAAACTACAAGTCTTTGATATCAACTAAATAAAATCGGTATCGTCGCCGCTGGGGTTGCTTGACAAAGACCAAGCGACCCCTTATAATTTTTGAGAGACTATAAACATCATGGTAGATCCATCCCGCATCAAACTGGTTTTGACTCGTGACGGTGACAACGTGATTACGGACCTACAAGAGGCAGTTGACAAGGAGTCTGGTGTTCGCCAAGCTTATGTCATGACCATTCCTTACAAGGTTGTGATCACTGAGGAACCTCAGCAACAGACAGACCTAGAGACCTTTGAAGATCAAGAGATCAAGGTCCGTTACACCCCTTGGAACCCGTTCACTATCGATCAGAAGATCGCAGTGACTCCTGACTATATCATTACTGTCATGGAACCTGCTCCTTCTATCCTCCAGACCTATCTGGCAAACGTGAACAAGCGTACTGGTGATCAGTACGTAGAAGAAGCAATTCAACCTGAAGTAGTATGAGCATTAAACTGTTGATGCTCCGCACTGGTGAGGAAGTTATCTCCGAAGTGCGTGAGATTACTGAGCCTGAGACAGAGAGACCTCTTGGTTATCACCTTCACAAACCGTTCCGTCTGGACATTGTGGAGAGTGGTATGGAGATCAACTCTGACAAAGGATATCAGATTGAGTGGTTCCCCTGGGCACCACTGAGTAAGGACAAGGACTTTTTCTTGCCTGGTTCTCACGTGGTCACTGTGTATGAACCTTTGGATGCTTTGATGTCTCAATATATCTCTGCCATTGATGAGACACGCTACGAAGAAAACTTCCGTAAGCATGAAGCAAGGTTCAACCTGTCGTATGAGGACATTGATCTCAACGATATGTTTGAAGAGGCAGAGAAAATGCTAAATGAAATTGATGATGACACCACAACTACTACTTCTGAAATCGGGGATCTACCTGTTGAGTCAGACGGAGCAACTGGACGAGGAACCAGCGTGCCATCTGATCAAGCCGTACCAGGTAAGTCCTAATGGAACTCTGACACCATGGCCACTTCACACAGTGGACGATGATGTCTTGATTTATAGCGATACTATTGCTACAATACTAGAACCTACGCCTGAACTGGCGGAGAAGTATCGCAAGCACATTGAATGAGTTTCTATACAAATGTCCAACTGGTCGGTGACGACCTTCTCTACCTCGGATACGAAGAAGGTCCTGGCGGTCTTCTAGAACGTATCCAAAGGCGGATGAAGTTCTCACCGACCCTTTTTGTGTGTACGGACAAGAAGACCAAGTTCAAAACCCTTGACGGACGGTACGCTAAACCAGTCAAGTTCGAGTCAGTACGTGAGGCACGTGGGTTCGTAGATAAGTACCGTGACGTGGAGGGATTCGATGTTCATGGATATGACCGTTATCTTTATCAGTTCATCTCGGAAGAGTTTCCGCAAGAGGTGGACTATGACCTTAAGACGCTTAAGATTACTTCTCTTGATATTGAAGTTGCGTGTGAAAATGGGTTCCCTAACGTTAGAGAGTGCGCTGAACCACTTCTGTCGATCACAGTCCAGGATTATGCTAGCCGTCGCATTAAGGTATGGGGCACGAAACCGTACCATAACACCCGCGAGGACGTGGAGTATATTCTATGCGACGGTGAGGAACATTTACTACGTAGCTTCCTACACTATTGGGGAACTTCTTTCCCTGATGTCCTTACGGGGTGGAACGTCGAACTCTATGATATCCCGTATATATGTGGAAGACTGGAGCGACTATTTGGATCAAAAGAAATGAAGCAGTTCTCCCCCTGGGGCATTGTCCACAGGGAGGAGATGGAGATCAAAGGTCGCACCCAGATTCTTTACAATGTCTTCGGCGTGTCCGTGCTGGACTACCTTGACCTGTACAAGAAATTTACCTATACTAATCAGGAGTCCTACCGTCTCGACCACATTGCTTTCGTAGAGCTTGGCGAGAACAAACTAGACCACAGTGAGTTCGAGAACTTCAAGGAGTTCTACACTCGCGACTGGCAAAAGTTCATCGACTACAACATCAAGGACGTGGAACTTGTTCTTCGCCTTGAGGAGAAGATGAAGTTAGTTGAACTCGCAGTTGCTTTGGCATATGACGCCAAGGTAAATATGAAAGATGTGTACTACCAAGTACGCATGTGGGACACGTTGATCTACAACTACCTACGCAATCGTGGGTTTGTTGTACCGCCCGCCAAGAGGTCCTCTAAAAATGAAAAGTACGCAGGTGCCTATGTCAAGGAACCAATTCCAGGGAAGTATGAATGGGTTGTATCTTTTGATCTCAACTCTCTCTATCCTCACCTTATTATGCAGTACAATATCTCGCCAGAGACTCTGGTTGAGAAGCGACACCCATCAGCTACAGTTGAAAGGCTACTTAATGAACAGGTAGAACCTGATCCTAACTACGCCCTCTGTGCTAACGGGTCTCAGTACCGCAAAGACATCCAAGGTTTTCTTCCCCAGATGATGAAGAAGATCTACGATGAACGTGTTCAGTCTAAGAAGCTCATGCTGATGGCAAAGCAGGAGTATGAGAAGACCCCTACCAAGGAATTGGAGAAGGCGATCTCTAAATACAACAACATCCAGATGGCAAGGAAGATTCAACTCAACTCTGCCTATGGTGCTATCGGCAACCAATACTTTAGATACTATGATCTTCGCAACGCCGAGGCGATCACCCTGTCTGGGCAGGTATCGATCCGTTGGATCGAGAACAAGATGAATGAGTATCTAAACAAACTACTAAAAACGGAGGATAACGACTATGTTATTGCCAGTGACACTGACAGCATTTATCTCTGTCTTGATCTACTTGTCAATCGCGTATTTGATGTACAGAATGTTCCTAAATCGCGCATCGTCAGCTTTCTCGATGCTGCCTGTAAGGATCAAATCGAACCATACATCGACAAATCGTACCAGGAGCTAGCAGACTACGCTAATGCCTATGAACAGAAGATGTTCATGAAGCGTGAGAACATTGCTGACCGTGGCATTTGGACAGCAAAGAAACGCTACATCCTCAACGTCTGGGACAGCGAGGGTGTACGCTACAAGGAACCAAAGCTCAAGATGATGGGCATCGAAGCAGTCAAGTCTTCGACCCCAGGATCATGTCGCAAGGCAATTAAGGAAGCCCTAACAATTATGATGTCGGGTGATGAAGAGGAATTGGTTTCCTACATAGATAGATTCAGGGATGAATTCGATTCGTTACCGCCCGAGGACATAGCTTTTCCGAGGAGTGTTAATGGACTATCTAAATTCAAAGCGCACGGAACCGTGTATTCAAAGGGGTGCCCTCTACATGTACGTGGAGCGCTGCTATATAATTTTCATGTCTCGCAGAAAAACTTGGAGAGCAAGTATCCCCTGATCCAAGAAGGCGAGAAGATCAAATACCTATATCTCCGCAAGCATAATAAGATTGGAGAGAACGTGATCAGTTTCCTGAACACGTTTCCGAAGGAGCTCGGGTTGGGTCCGAGCGTAGATAGAGATACCCAATTCAAAAAGGCGTTCCTCGATCCTTTACAGATCATTACCGACGTGATAGGATGGAAGACGGAACGTGTGTCCACACTTGAGTTTTTATTCGCATGAGTTTTCTAAAGGATGTAGTAAAGGAGATCGACAATGAGTACGCAGGTCTCCTCAGTGAAGGATCGGTTGGCGATGTCAGCGGATTTATTGACAGCGGCTCTTACATTTTCAATGCCCTTGTCAGTGGCAGCATTTATGGTGGTCTACCCTCCAACAAAATCACTGCTATCGCAGGAGAGTCCTCCACAGGCAAGACGTTCTACTGTCTCGGGGTTGCCCAGAATTTCCTTGCCCAAAACGCCGAGGGAGGTGTTGTCTACTTTGAATCAGAGTCAGCAATCTCCAAGGAAATGATTGAAGACCGTGGCATGGACACAGAACGTATCATCCTGGTCCCTGTCACCACGGTTCAGGAGTTTAGAACTGCTGCTATCAAGATCCTTGACAAGTATCTGGAGCAGAAACCAGAGGATCGCAAGCCTATGATGTTTGTGCTGGACTCTCTGGGTATGCTGTCCACCAGCAAGGAACTACAGGACTCTGCTGATGGTAAAGATACTCGTGACATGACACGGGCACAGGTTGTCAAGGCAATCTTCCGTGTGCTAACCTTGAAACTCGGCAAAGCAAACGTGCCGATGATCGTTACTAACCACACCTATGACGTTGTTGGTGCCTACGTACCTACCAAAGAAATGGGCGGGGGCAGTGGTCTTAAGTACGCTGCTTCTACCATCATCTATCTTACAAAGTCTAAGGAGAAGGATGGTAAAGAAGTGGTAGGTAATATCATCAAAGCAAAGGCAGCTAAGTCTCGCCTTACAAAAGAAAACTCATTAGTGGAGACACGATTGTTCTATGACTCAAGGGGACTTGACCGCTATTACGGACTACTGGAACTGGGTGAGAAGTATGGAGTCTTCGCCAGGCGCGGGAATCGGATTGTTGTTGGGGAATCTTCCGTTTATCCTTCTGTTATTCTTGCCGATCCTGAGAAGTATTTCACGCCAGAAGTGATGGAGCAACTGGACTGGGCAGCAGGACAAGAGTATAAGTATGGAGCAGAGAAGTGAAGGTTGATGTTTTCCCCACACAGATCTACCGCTATCGGGTAGAGGACAGTGACACCCTGCGAGAGCAGGTGACCAAGTTCTATGAGGATAACAAGTGGAAGAACGGAGGTGAAGCTCCTGAAGGGTGGAACTGTAAACTCTTCACCACCTTTGGAACTGGCACATATCCTATTGGCGATGTGCTAGATGCTGTGACAGAATCACTAGATGAGTTCCAAATTGAATCGGAACAACCTGGCGCATGTATCATCTCGGAACTCTGGTTGAACTGCTACGAATCTTCCAACTGGCAGGAGAAGCACACCCACTTGCCAGGACAGTGGTCTGCTGTATACTATGCTGTGATGGATCCTAACGAGCATCACGGTACAAACTTCCACGATCCAAACGAGAACCTCAAAGCTTACTCTGGACAACTGGACAACACTATTACCCCTTGGGTAAACGAAGGTGACCTTATCATCTTCCCTTCATGGATGACTCATTCGGCACCCTTGAACAAGTCCTCAAAACTGAGGGCGACTATATCATTTAACTTCTTTATTGACTCTGAGGCATTCGTAAATGAAGGTGGAAACCCTGATCCTGAAGAACCTACTGCTGAGTGAGGAGTATGTTCGGAAGGCTCTGCCTTTCGTTAAGGATGAATACTTTCCCGATCTAGAAGAGCGGGTTCTATTCGACACAATTAATAAATACTTTCAGCAGTATTCTGCTGTGCCTACGAAAGAGGCACTGCTCATCGAGATTGGTGACAATAAGTCCCTCAGTGATGAGCAGTACAAGAATACGCAAACTATTATTACCTCATTAGATGACGAGGTAAGTGAACTGGACTGGGTTCTGGACACTACTGAGAAGTGGTGTAAAGAACGTGCGATTTATCTTGCTCTCATGGAGAGTATTAAGATCGCAGAGGGTAATGATGGCGACAAATCTCCAGATGCCATCCCCTCAATCTTGTCCGAGGCTTTGTCTGTATCATTTGACAACCACATCGGACACGATTACATTGAAGACTATGAAGACAGGTATGAATCTTACCACCGAGTTGAAGACAAGATCCCCTTTGACATTGAATTACTTGACAAGATTACAAAAGGTGGGCTCCCTAGGAAAACTCTTAACGTCGCGCTTGCTGGTACAGGCGTCGGCAAGTCTCTATTCATGTGCCACATGGCTAGCTCCGTCCTGCTCCAAGGACGGAACGTTCTCTACATTACAATGGAGATGGCAGAAGAGAAAATTGCTGAACGAATTGACGCAAACCTTCTGAACGTAAACATCCAGGAACTTGCTAGTCTTCCTGAGATGATGTTTGAAAGTAAGATCCAACGTGTAGCACAAAAAACTACGGGTAAGCTTATAATTAAAGAGTATCCTACTGCCAGTGCTCACAGTGGACACTTCCGTGCTCTCATCAACGATCTCGCACTTAAGAAGTCTTTCAAACCTGATATTATATTTGTGGATTATCTCAATATTTGTGCCTCGTCGCGTTACAAGGGATCTGCCAATATTAATTCCTATACTCTTGTTAAGTCGATTGCAGAGGAACTTAGAGGATTGGCTGTCGAAGCCGAGGTCCCTATCGTATCTGCCACCCAGACCACTCGTTCTGGTTATGGTAGCAGTGATG